TATTCATTGCAGCGTTTATATCTCTGTCAAGTACTTTTACTATCAGAAAATACATCGAGAGCCAAGGTTGAGCAATTCATCCCACCCACTGAAGATGAGTGGGTTTTCTTGCTCTATTATATATAAATTCATTTTTATCATATACATTATTAAGTTTCATAATACTTCTCTTAATTGTTTTGTTACATCTTTAATTGGTATTAATTCATATGCCCCATCGTCTTTTAGCCATATAATTCTTCTTGCTATAACTTTCAAGCCTATATCTTCAAGTGGCAATTGATACGCTGATAATTGTAATACGTACGCTCCATATGGTTCTGAGTACATATCTGTAAATGGGGCGTACATCATATTGCCTTTTTTCCTATTAAAGCCGTTATACAGGTCTGCGTTCGTTTTGAAATCCATAATAACGAGCCCGCTTTTATCTTCGTTTTGTTGGTCTTTATAATAAAAGAGCAAATCGAATGTTCCTGCGTAATCTTGTTTTAGGTTGGTTAATTCTTTATTTTTGCCAGAATAGACTTTTGTTTCAGCAAGAACAAAATGTAGATTTTCGTTTAGTTCGTCATAGAATTTTAATATTGCCTCTTCTTTTTTTCTTGTTGGTATAAGCCAATTTTTATCTTTGATATATTTGCATTTATTTTCTTCTGTTATTTTTTCTGGGTGCCCGTTTCTAAGCCATCCCAATGATTCCCCATATGCATGCACGAGGCTGCCGGTTGTTGTTGCTCTGAGGTTATTAAATTTCCATTTATCTTGCCAATATTCTTTTGTCATACCATGTGTTTCGGCATATTTTTCTGCTATAGTGTCGCCATCAAATGGTATTAAGAATTGGTGCGTTACGTTTGAAACACTTGGCAATTCTTTTCCATGCAAAAAATATTTGTGAGGTTCTTCATCGAACTCTAGGTCTTTAAACTCATTTAATATTTTATTTCTTATTTCTGTTACTTCATTTGGTTCATTTGGAACTATTATGTTATTAATTTCTTCCATTATTCTAATATTTTATTACAAATATACAAAAAATATTTTTAAAAAAGAAATATTTTAAATAAAAATGGCAGCTTTTTTAGCTGCCATTCATTTTAGTCCCATTTTTGTAAAATCTTGGTTATTAGTCCATTTCTTACAATATCTTCCTCATTAAACTCTGTTATTGATACTTCTTCCATATCTTTTAGCTTTTCTACAGCATAGTCAAGTCCTGATATATCATTTTTATTTTTGATACTTCTTCTATTAACTTGTTTTGAATCTCCTGTTATTACTATTTTGCTTTTTTCTCCTATTCTTGTTAATATTAATCTGAGGTTATCTTTTGTATATTGTTCGCATTCGTTTACAAGTATTAAAGAGTTATCAATAGTTTTTCCGAGTAAGAAATTGACATATTCATGTTTTATTATTCCTGAATTTATCAATGTATTTGTCATTTCGCTATAGGAAATGTTTCCACTTATTTTAAGTATTTTATTGATTGTTTCTTTATCTGCATCGGTAAATACTTTTGTTTTTTCATCGAAATCACCTTTTAGAAAGCCTAATGATAAATCTTGTCCTCCTGCTTGCGCTGTTGGTATTATCATAACAATATTATCAAATTTGCCCTCCTTTAGTGCTCTCAGACCATATGCTAATGAAATGAATGATTTTCCTGTGCCTGGCGAGCCTACGCCAAAACATATTTGTTTATCATTATTCTTTAGTTGATTTAAAAATTGTTTTTGTTTTTCTGTTTTACATTTTATTTCTATTTTATAATTTAATGCTTTTAAGCTATTAATGCTTATCATTTCATCAGGATTAATGTAATCTACTACGCTTTTTCCAAGTTTTTCGTTAATTAATTCCAAATCAAATTCGTCTAGCCCTTTTAAATTCTTTTTTCTTCCCATAGTTTTTTTATTTTTTTATGAAAAAAGCGAGTATTCCTATTATATTATCTAGGAAGACTCGCAATATTTAAAATATTAATAATATAAGCGTTCATAATGTTAAAGTATACTAATAAATATTTTCATATATAAAAAATTAATATTATTTAATATAAAATATTTTGCTATATATAATATTTTTTATATATTTGCATCATATAAAAATAGCTAATGAAATGAATAATTTTTTTGATGTTTTAAAACGTTCTTTAGAAGCGTTGGTATACGTTATTTGCGTTTTATTTTTAATAATTGTGCTGTTATCAGTTGCAATTTTTATTATAAAACTGACGATAGAAAAAGAAGTGTTTAAATACCACATGCTTGGTGTTTCAATAATAGCTTTATCAATATTTTCGATAGCATATATAGCAAAGTATAACAATAAATACAGGAAAAATGATAGTAATACATCCGAAGGACAAGACGACTTCTTTTTTGAATCGAATTTATTCAAAGAGGACAGACGTAACGCTAATAGACGAGACGTGGAATAACCGTAGCATACGGGAGGCCATAGGTAGCTCGCCAAAAGAAGAGATAGTGATGATGCTGGGGCATGGTTATAACCGTGGAATGTATGCCCCATATGGAGGCAATCAATTCGCTCGTGAAATTGTAAATGGCGAATTGGTATATCTATTGAGAGAGCACACATGCATAGGTATTTGGTGTTATGCAAATTTATTTGCTGAACATTATAAGCTGAAGGGGTTATTCACTGGTATGATAATATCTGAGCCTCAAGAAGCTTATGACATGCACATTGACATTGAAGGAGAAGACATTTTCAGCCTCAATAATCAATTTGCTGATGATATAGAATATTGCATAAGGCATTACTCTTTGGAATTAATACCAGAAACTATGAAAAAGCTTCAAGACTATCATTCAGATTTGACTGATTTTAATTATAGCAATATATTTTACTATAAGTAAAAAAAGAGAACTATTAAAGTCCTCTTTATGAATATTTGTTATTTAAATCATTAACAATATCAAAATGTAGTACGTCATGGTGGATTATTTCTTCCATGCCGTATTTTATTTTTACATCCAAATAATATCTTTGTGGAATTAATATGCTGGTATCAATCATTGTATAGTTTTCAAGGAATGTTTTATTGACAGGTTCCCATTCAAAAACATCTATTTCTCTTGTGCCATCCATAACATATAGTCTTGATTCCATTCCGGATATCAATTGATAATCTTGTGTTGAATATTGCAATCTTGCATCAATTTTTATTTTTCTAATATCTCCTCTTTTAATTTTTTCGCTATTGTTAATTCCACTAACATTTGGAATAAGTCTATCATTTTGTTCTATCTTATCTCCAATATTAAAGAACATATTTGGGGCTTTTAATGTGAAATCAAGTTCAACAGAATTTAATTGAGAGCCATTATATATGATATTATTCCATGTATCATAAAGCATAGTATCTGGTTCTTTATCGTTGTGTAAAATTTTCAAGTCAATATAATATACGCCTTTTGAATAATGTTTAGCTTCAACATTTTCCATTAATCTACCATTTGCATCAGTAATTACATTATCGTAATCATCTTTTATTGTAACTATTGGTAATTGGTCCAAATCTGTTAAATTACCTCCCAAATTACAATATAAATAAAGTTTATTATCTTTATCAATAACAAAATTAGCTCTGTCATCATCTATATAATTATAATACGTAGTTTCTACAAATGGCTCAAAGAAGGTATTTGTTTTATTGGTAAATAGGCTTATATAATTATCAACATTTGAAACACTTTTTGTTTTATCTTCACCAAGTCTTTCTAATGCTGGCGTAAATGCTACGCCTATACCATTGTTTTCAATTTCACCTGATATAAATTTATTTACAATATCAGTAATATCAATATTGATATTTTCATTGCCTACTTCAAAACGTTGCCTTGCAAAAATAATTTTACTTCCATTTTCAGAAGAAAAATTATCATATTCTTTAGATAATGTATCATTTGAATAGACTCCTGGTTCGTCCCAATCTATTCCATTTCTCCTTTGAAACCAATTACAACCGTCTGTTGATGTTAGTCTATTTTTGCTTATTTGCGCGGTATCATAAAAATCTTTATTTAATGCATTTCTTGTATAATCAAAGCCTTTTCCGCTATCCCATGTTTTAGGAATTAGGAAGAATATTAAATCAAATGAAGATGCTCTTTTTTTAGTACCATTATCAATGGAACTTATTTTGCAATCATGTAATGTTGTGAAATCTAATGAGCCTGCATTTGTTATTTTAAGCCTATGTTTTATTTTACTTTTATCTGGATATGTTCCATCTTTCATTAGTTTTTTTATTTTGCTATGGTCAAAATAAATTAACATTCTACTTATATTTTTTCCATACGAAATTTCTGAAATCGGATTTAATGATGTGTTTAATTCCGACCCCTTAATAATGCTATTAACCTTATTTATGTAAGTTCTAGTTATCATATTAATTTCTTTTTTTTATGATATTCTTATATGTTTGGACAAAATTTCTTCGTAAAGTTTATCTAAACCATATGGCTTAATTTCTGCAATGCTACTATCTTCTACTGGTGGCATTCCGCCCATAGGGTGAACGTGTTTGTAGAGTGCAATGATTATTTTTTCTAATAATTCAATCAATTTATCTCCTAAAGGTACTTGATGAAGCGAATTCATTATATTTGACATTTCACTTTCTGGTATTAATTCTTTTTCATCTGTTAAATTGAAATAATTTTCATCCTTATGACTTATTAAGTTAATTTTATCTGCCACCAAATTAATAATACTATTTGCTTCCAAGTCTCTGCCTTGGCTGTCGCTTGTAAAATGGTTTTTATATTTTAATTGTATATAAGCCGGGTCTATTTTATTAAATATCACAGACCCCATAAGTTCGGAATAACTATTTTCATCATTATTTGTACTTTTGGTACGTATTCCGCATCTTATATCAACTTCATTTGAATTACCGCGATTAGTCTCTCTTAATATAATATCTTGAGTTCCTCTGCCAACCATGGCAACATCACTAATTTCAGGAAAAGAGCCTACTGTTTCCTCATAATTTGACATTGATTCAAATGGTGTAACATCTCCGCCTTCTATTGTAGATAACGCCTCACCTTTGCCATAATTATAATGACACAAATTGTTAAATTGGTCTTGAGATATTATTGGCCCAAGATAATAACGTTGAGTCTCATTGTTTTTTGACATGGTTGTTATCACCAAAGCACCTTCGCCTATTTTTGGCACAACACGAAAAGACTTTGGCAAACATGGAAAGCAATAAGGAAGCCTTGAAAGTGGTATGTCACCATCTTCAGGAAGCCTTACTTTTATTCTTAAAGCGTCATATTCATCATATATTTGCTCCACTTGCCCTTTCTTTACAATCTCGTCACCTTGATTCATTGTTTAAAATAGCCCTTTTGACCTGTTATTTAATTCATTTTTAGCGCTAATGTATTTTTCATCCAATTCTTTCATTTCCGCTATTAGCAATAAAATTTTGCTCTTTGTTTTTTCATATTTGTTTTCGAGATTAATCATTTCAAATTTAATCTCACTATTTGACATATTTTTATAATTTTCGTTCATTGTATTACCGCTTGACCTTGTGGAAAATTTATGTTTACTCCTTGGCTAATAACAGGACCACCTGCATTTGCACCTGCCGTCATTATTGAAATGGTTCCTGGTGCATATGCTACCTGAACACTTGCATCTTCAGAAAGTGCCCTAAACACTTCATTTATTATTGCCCTAGCCAAAATTAAGGTTTTATTCTCAGTTCCATCCGGTAATGGATTAGTGGGTATATCGTGCTTATTTAACTCACTTATTACATTTCCCAAAGATTTAATAGAAGAAAGCCCTGGTTTTTGGGTACATGCCACTGCTGTTAACATACCAGGTAATTGTGGCGCTGGTGTTTGTTTAAAATTAAACAAATTTTTTAACTGCTCTGCTATATATGTTGTATTTATTTTAGCCATTATTATATAAAATTTAACAGTCGCTTATTTTTGGTACATTATCAGAAACTATTGAATCATAAATATCTGCATAATCAACGTTATCTAAAACGGTTGGCAAGTCAATGTCCAAATTCTCAAAATGCTTTTTATTTTTCTTTTTAAACTTATTAATTAATGATGATATTACTGAACTCAATCTTGTGGTAGTCATAATACCTATATTAAACCACCCATATAATAGCCTCATTAATGCCAGATATCTTTCACTTCTTTCTTGCTCTTGCGCAACGGCCATTTTTAAAGCCATTGGAGCAAGTGAGCTTATTATGAAGTCCAATATCTTTTGCAAAATTAAATCCCTTATCTCAGAAACAACCCCCTTAATAACGCCTTTCATTGCTTTTAACAAATCCTCTGCATTTACTTTTTTAGAAGAATTGTTTATCATTAGCTCTTCATTAACCATTAAAATCATTAATACCTTTGGGCTTAATATAGATTCAACTATGCTCATAGTTATTTTACCTAGCATATCAGTTAAAAAGTCTATTTTAACAGTTGAACTATCTTCTAATGCTAACACTTCTTTCTGTTCGTCAAATGTTGCACATGCTTGCTCCAATGCCTTACTGATTATGGTTTTTTGTTCTTCCAATGTTCCAGTCTCAGGATAATCAGACAAAATATCATTAACCTTTGAAAAATCTAAAGAACTGCCATCATTATATCCTTGATTAAAAGGCTGACAATTATATTTCAATTTTTCGGTCTCTTCTAACAATGTTTCATATTGTTCATTAGAAAACGAATAAAAACAATCATTTATTTCTTCATCATCTTCATATAAAATATTTCTAATCATGTCCAATAAACGCTGTTTGTCAGAGAAATATGGATATTTATTTTTATCTTTTGTGTTATTAAGTGATAAAGAAAAATTGGCATTATATCTAGGATTAACTGAATTTTCAAATAATTGTTGACAAATTACTTTTGGGTCGAATAACTTCATACCCATAATAAAGTCATAATTAAATTCATATACAGTTAAGCCATTATAACACTCAACAAGATAATTATTTGTGTGCTTTGGGGCATTATCAATAATATTCTTTAAATAATATTTGCCGGTTTTATTATTCACCACCAATATATCACAATCATCTCTATAGATTTCTTCTTCTATATAATAATAACTTTCATCATTTTCTGTTGTGCCAGAAAACTTTAACGGAGGATTAATCGCACTGTGTTCACTTCTAAATGAATAGTTTCCGCTTTGAGTTGCCTCTCCATTTGCGTCAAATAACAATCTAATTGGTTGCCACCTTAATGATAATGTTACTTCATCTTCTTCTTTTGATTCCAAATTAACAGAAGGTAACATCATATACGGCTTTGGCAAAATAGTTAAATTAAAATAATCAGGAGTATCAATGTTATAATATGAAGATTCTACACTACCATTTTTAACGTACCTTAAATTACATATTGCCTTTTCGTTAGAATAATCACGTGGTTTATCATTACTTTTAATGCCAATATTATTTGAATAATAATTTGTTTTATCAACATACCAATTGCAGCTAAACCAATCTGATGACAATGGAACTAATATGTGGCCTATAACCTTACCTTTTTCATATATGTTCTTAATACAAATTGAAATGGTGTTTTTACTCCCTTCTTCATAAAAAGTATCACCCGGAATTATTGTAGATTCACTAACGCCATCGCTACTACAGTTATTAGGTAATACAAGCTTAATGCCAACTGCTCCCAATAACGTGTAATAATTTTTAGATAGCTCTGGAAAATCATAACTGATATAAAATGGGTAAGTTTTCTCCTTTGTATAATAAGTTAGCCCATTGCTTCTTCCACTAAAATCAAATTCAGTTAATATTTTATCTAAATTTGTTCCTGCTATTATATTATTAAAATGAGTTTCATTATTTTCTCTATATGCCCTATTTAACTCCGTTATTAACTCCTTTTTCTTTGCATCAGTCACATTAGTTCCATCAGCACCGTTTATTAAAATTAAATTAGATGCTTCTATTATTTCTCTACGGCTATTATAAGCATCTTCAAATTTTTTATAAACATCCTTTTGTCTATTCACAAAGTTAATGTCAATTGTACCTGTATATACATCCCCATCAATGTTTTTCCAAACATCAACGTTTCCTAACCCTTTAATTAAAAAACCATTTTTACCATTTCTGCGTTCCCTCTTAACTAAATGCGGTACTTTTCTATTGGCTTTATGAATTACATACCATAAAAACGCATTAAAATCATCAGCCCTGCATAATTTTGCAAGCCTTTTGGTAGAGTCACCCCTTTTAATTGCTGAAAATAAATCATCATCTGAATCATATGATTTTTCAATTTCTTTTTTAATTGTTTCATCATAAACAGAATCAGATACACAGCCAAAATATTTTAAAATACCCGGCTTAGTAAACGGGGATAAATCTAAAATTCCGTTAGGGTCAATTGCATCTATAGGTATGTTAAAACCGCGTTCGCTGTTATCAGAGAAAATTGAATTGGTTGTTCTTTTTCTAAATTCTAAAGGTATTCTTGGGTCTGTGTTACATGAAACCAAAGACTTAATATTAGAAAGCAATGTTGCCTTTACTCCAGTTTCAACGGCAGGCAAAGTGTATACCAATATTTCTACAATCCATTCCCTTAATGCTTTTTCAGATACGCCTAAAGTCTTTAAAATACTAAATAAAAAGTTTAATGGACTAAGAGAAAAATTAATACCATCCTTTGATAAAGAAATACCATAATTCCCAAGATATACATCTAAATAATCATCCGTGGATAACGACGGCAAAAGCTCAAGAATAGATAAGGCCGTGTCTAATTTGTTAAACACTTCCCTCTGCTTTTGAACCTTTTTATAATATCCCGGGGCTAATCTATTGCCAACAGTTAATGCATCTGCCCCTATACTTGATGGTACTGCCATGAAAACATTTATTTTTTATTTAATTCTATAGTCTTAATTTGCTCTTTAGACTCATTATGCATCGTTTTAACCATTTCCTTAATCTTAGAAAGGTCAAGAGTTTGCTTGCTTGCAATTACACTGTCACTCTCACCCTGTAAAGAATTGCTCTTATTCAGAATTTCAGACATTAATTTTGCAATCTCCAACTTCTTAGAAATAGCCTTGTCTTTAATACCCATATAATCGTTCATGGCCTTTGCATAACGACTCTTGCTGTCCATCACCTCCTCTTGCAATCTGGTAGAATTGGCAAGCTTATTTATCTCATCCTGAGCCTGCTTAAGCTGCTCATCAGCCAAATCATAAGTTATCTGAAGCAAATCCTTTATGTTCTGAACATCATTTAATTCTATTTTAAATTTTGCCATAAATACTTAGTTTTCTTATAAATACTTAAAAAAATATTTTTTACTCGTTTATGATTATTTTCTTTAAACTATAATAATCATCCTTAAAAATACGCATCGCATCCCTTATCTCCTTCGTATTTAAAAGAGTCGTTTCCTTTAAAAATAATAAAATTGAACTTTTATTAAATTTGTTACTGCCCATCTGAATAAATAAATCTTCCCAATTGGTAAGCAATTCAATTAAAGCCTTGCCAACCTTAACCTGATTATCAGTTAATTTATTTTTATCCGCCTCCGATATCGTTTTTTCAATATTCATGGCAACCCTCTTCATTAACTCATTTAAAAAAGCTATCCTACTAGAATCATCACTGTAAGAATATTTTACAGCATTGGTTAAATCAGATAACTCCTCCGTATTATATGCATCATAATAAGAATTGCGCTTCTGATTCTTGGAATATTGATTTATTTTATAAATTAAATAATTCTTTATAATCGTTCCACAATAGCTATAGCTTTTATACCCACTTTCTGGCTTAAAATTTTCTATTTTTGTCATAAGAAACGACATTGTGTCATCAAATGTTTCTTGAAATGTTTCATCTGGTGGATAAAGGTTATATCTTCTTATTATCGATTCTGCCATTTTTGTAAAGGCTGGCCTAAGAACTTCGTTAAATATTTTTTCTTTTTCCACAATATTTTCTTCTTTTAGGAATTTCTTGAAGCCTTCTTCTTGTTCTTCGTACCAATATCCCTTTCTATTTTTGCCAGGTTTCCTGCCCCTTTTTGCCATCTTTTATTATTTTTATTAAATCATTTTTATTTTTAATAAGTTTTTCGCCTAAAAATGTTTCTTCTTTTTCATGGGTATAATAAATAAGCTTTATACCATGTTTCTCACATAAATGTTTCTTATTAACGTCAGCTTTTTTTGTTTTTAAAAAGCCATTTTCTCCACCAAAATATTCAACCGGATAAAAATGTTGTCCGCCTTGACATTCAATAGCAATATCATATTCAGGAAGAAAAAAATCTAAATGTTGCCTTCCAATCCATGGGATAACATTTTTATTAGCCTTATCTATAAATTTAATTTCATTTTCTTGTAAAAGTCCGCAAACATCATTTTCCAATAGACTATTTGAGCATCTTGGACATCCGTGGCCTTGCAAATGATTATTTGGTGTTTGCCAAAACTCGCCATGTACCGGACATGTTATTTTGAATGGCGTATAGCAATTTAAATATGTGTCTTTATCATAGATATATTTATTTAAATGCTTTGAATTACATCTTTCTACTACATTCTCGAATGTAGAAACCTTGTCAGAGGCTCTCTTTTCATAAGAGCATTTTGGGCATCCTTGGCCATTATAATGTTTGATGGCTGTTTGCTTGAATTCTCCATGTTTAGGACAAATTATATTCACTTTATGATGAGAGCCTTTATATTCCTGTGGTGGATAAATATATTTATCTCCATGCATTTTCTTTGCTTTGTTAAGAAATTCTTCAAAAGTTTCTAATTTATAAAATTTTCTATTTTCTTCTCTACAAAAATGGCAAATTTGTCCGGCTAAATGATTATAAGGTGTCATTTTAAATTCACCATGTTTTTTGCATGTTATAATTATTCTTCTTTTTTCATCAGGTGCATTAAAATAACTTTCATTATAAAAATATTTGTCACCATGTACCTTAGTGGCTTCTTTTACAAAGAAATCAAATGTCATTTGGCTAATATATATAATCATTTAAAGGTGGCATTAAACTTAATTAATGCCACTGTGTTATTTATTCATCTTGTTGTTTTTCGGGGTTATAGATAAATTTTGAATCATCTCTGGTTTCTTTATAGAAGCTTTCTTTTTTAGCCACGTTAACCCAGAAGTTACTTTCTTTATCATCAATTGTTTTCTTGTATGTTTCTATTAATGAATTTGGTCTTCCGAGTCTATGTACATATCCTACCTTTGGTATGACATATATTTTTTTACCTTTATATGTGGCTCTTAAAAGCCATTCATACCAGAATGTTAATTTAACTTTTGGTTTAAGTCCTCCCACTTCATTCCAATCGTCTGTATTATATATGCCGCCTGTCATATAGAAATCGAAGAAATTTTGCAGGCAATCATTATCAATATATCCCAACTCATTTGAAAAGCTTGATGCAAGTGGCGCTTCATTTCCTATACCGGCAAATTTTTCATCCTTATCATCAATTAAATCTTCCAATGGCAGAAAAACGCTAATATCTGAATAGAAATCGACATATTTTTTAAAATTATCGAACCATATTGGTGTATATGTATCGTCATATTCTAAAATGCTAAACCATTTTGAATCTCCTACGGCCTGGTTTACAAGCGTGCAAAAGTCACTTTCTGATTTTTCATTTTCATTTTCGTATAATACAACGTTTGTATATTTTTTGCATGATTTTTTAATTTTATCACTAAGGCCGTGTTTGCATGATATTCTGATTTCCAAATCCGTTGGAACAGATTCTATTGCTTTGTATAACAATGGTTCAATAGTTTTATTAAATTCATGCAATGGTAAAATTATAACTAAATCCTTCATATATTATAATGGTTATTTTTCTTCTTTATTTTCTTCTTCAACTCTTTTAATAAGTGCTTCTAACTCTGCTTTTCTTGCGTTAAACACTTTTGTTAAATAAGTTGTAAATTCTTTTGTTGTTCTTTCTAAAGAATATAGCTCCGTGGCTTTTTTGGCATCGTTAAAAATTACTTCTGGCACGCTATCTGTTGTCCATGAACGAATCACGCTTGCCAATTGTCTATGCATTGAATGGAAATCGTCAAACCACACACAACAATTTCTTAGTCCAACAGAGTTTTCATCGTCAGAATCCATCCATTTTAATGGGGCTTCAGGTATCTTAGCTATAACTATTGAACCACTTTTCATGGCTTCTAATGCGCTATATCCAAAGCTTGTATCTGTATCTACCCATACTGTAATAGCGCCTTCTCTCAAAGCATTTGAAAAGCCCTCCTTTGAGAAATTTCTTAAATCTTTAAATGAAACCCATTTATATGATGGATATTTTAAATAAAATGGCTTAATGATTTTATATATGTCTTCTTGATTTTTTGCAACGATGTTTACAACCATTTTCTTAGGCTCTATGGTGTTTCCAAACATTGGGTCAATATAAGGTGTTATAACATTTGTATGAACATATGGGTAAATGTCTTTAACTAATTCTGCGTTATAATCAGTATTTGTAATACAATCAAGTATTCCAAAATCTCCCCACTGCGCAGCAAATGGCATTTGCTCAATTAGATAATCATAATTTTGCAAAATTGCAATTCTCTTACATGGTAATTTTTTTGTTTGATTCATTACTTGGGCAAAAATTTCAGGGATAAACACAACATCAGACGGTGTTATTTCAATCTCATTTTTTGATACATCATAATGCTGAATATTGGCATATTCCTCTCCAAGCCATTCTGAAACCCCAACAAATTCGTCATTTTTGTCCAATTGATATAACATGCCAACATTATAACCATCATTTTCTGCTATCTTGGCCAATTTATATATGTACTCCAAGCTTCCACTAGGTACTCCCTTTGTATCAAGGACAAAAAAGTATATGTTACTTTTTTTAGAATCTATTTTTGATATTTCTTCCCTTACCTTCTCTAAGGCCTTTAATCTTTTTTCATCCATTTTTACTTATCTTTTACTTCTTTTATTAAACCGTGGCTGACCATGGTATTAAGTACCATTTTTTCCCCTAATGACAATGGGGCCAAATCTTGGTCAATTTCTATGTTATCTAACACATCCATAAACGTTTTAAGCATATCATACTTTAATGTTGACGTGGAACTATCATTGCTTTTTACCTCCCTTACAATTCTTGTATTTGTTTCAAGCTTATTTGTTTCAGGATTAATTGTCTGAGTTTCAGTTATTTCTACATCGCTTGTACGCTCATTATTGTTAAATATAAAGCTATTAATGGCGTCAAGGTCATAAATCAAATTAGAATTAATTTTTTTACCCATCGTTTTTATTCTTTACTGTTATTTTTTTATTTTTTCAAAAAATTCATTATCATTAATTACTTCTTCTAAAGAGTTATACAATAATTCCGAAGCATTATCGTCATCTTTATTTTCAGTGTTTATTATTTTAACCACCTTTTTATCAGATGGCTTTGTTTTAATAATTTCATTATTAGAAGTAATTATAACATCATAATTTTCCCATATTTCATTAACATCTTTTGGGAATATTACATATCTAACCCTGGTGCCAATCTTGCTTAAAAAGAAATAAGTAGATTGAATGGTTAAAGCTTCTTCATTTAAACTAAAATATCCAATAACATATTCTTCATCTTCAATATTGGTCATTTCTGACATCCAATTATTTATTTCAGTCGGAAGATTTTTATCCATAGGTTTTGCACATGCAAATATCTCATACGGATAATCAATATAAATGAATTCATTTTTTTCTGCTTTGCTGTTAAAATTCACATATTTAAAAATGTCATCCGTATCGTCTATTTCATCAATATCTAAAGACGGGTTAATATCTTTTTGGTAATATTTTAATATTTGCTTATTTATATTTCTAACAACCCCGTTTAATTCTATACCTATCTTAATCATTTTTTATAAAAAATATCATTAATCATTATTAAGTAAATACTTAGCATAACATTCGGGACATATTATTTTTCCTTCTTTATCTGTCATAAATCCATCAAAAAATATATTAATGTCTTTATTACAATATCCACATTTTTCTATCTTATTGTGACGTAACTTAAAAAAGTCAATATTATTAGTATCTACAATTTCTGTTTCTACCCTTATTTGCTTCTTTTCCTTATTATTATATTTCTTCTCAAGATTATAATTGAAAAATTTCTCAGTCAAATCTATTCTACTATAATCATCCCATTCATATACTAACTTATATTCTCCATTTTCATGCTGTACACTAATAAGCTCAGGCATAATAAATGTATATGATATTATGTTAGGCTCTTTATCAGTAGCATTAAACGTGGTAAAACTTAAACCACTTAATAATGAGGCAAAATCACATCTCTTAGCTCCATATGAATCATGTTTATTAAACGCGTCATGTAATTTTGAAAGCTCGTTAACAAACGGCTTTGACCTAAACGAATCTGGATTCATTATATCGCTAAAATGAAGCGTTGTGACAGCGTTTTTTCCATCTTCTATATAAACATCCACCAACGTCAAAAATTCTTCCATCTTGAGCTTTACAATTCCATAATAATCAATATTAACAGTATACTTCTCTATACCATACCCATTGACACGCTTTAACTCCGTAAGAATATCATTGCATATTAATTTATTTTCCTGAGAAAACTTAATTACCTTCTTTTTCTTATAATCTTCCTGCTCTTTAACTGCTATGCCATTGCCAACATAATTGTATTTATTAGATTCACGCTCAACCTTATATGTCCTATATCTTAGTTCCTCTACCTCTTGAGTCACCTCACCCTTTAATAAATGCTTTGAAACCCTTTCATCAGACATTTGGTTGTCTATAACCATTCCATTGTCATCATGCCTCTTTCCAGAACCAATTATCTCATTATCAGCAGCTTTTAAACCAAACGGCAAAGCATAAAAAATGTTTTTTATTTTTCTAAAAAAATTATTCATATAATTTGAATAGCTTTTCTTCAATTATTTTATTAATATGCATTAATAACGAAAATAATTTTGTCCTCCTTTCATGCATATCTTTAACATCATTGGGCATCCTTTGAAAAAACTTATCATCATTAATGGTGGCATAAGTTGTCAAACTCTTATCATAATCATTGCATATGGAAGATATTAAACCCCTCAACATTGATAACTCCTCCAGCTTTTTATTTTTTAAAAAATTAATTAACTTTTCCATTATTTATAACGTTTATTATATTGTTTATTTCGTCATATGAATTTATGAAAATTATCTCAATACCATGTTCCTCGCATAAACTACGTTTTATAGCATCTCTTTTTACTTGGTTATTGAAAGATTCTATCCCTCCAAAAAATTCTATAGGCTCAAAATGTTGTATTCCTTGACATTCTATCGCCACATTATATTCTGGTAAATAAAAATCCAATCTTAATAGGTTTTTATACTTTAACCAATCAAATGTTTTTTGTTCTTCAAAATCAATACTTTCATCTATTAATTTTTGCTTAGTTTGCCTCTCTAGTGAAGATTGAATGCAACAATTACATTTTATATTACCTTCTCTCACCGACATAAAATCACGATATACTAAAGAACCACATTTATTACATTTAAAAACTAAAACTGTTTTATTGTTAATATATTTGTTTTCTAAATTGTTGAATTTAGTGAACTACCCACAAACTAAAGATTTGTGAGCTTCTGACTTCATAGCTGATTGCCCTTGAAAGGGTCTTATATCTGCTCCATCAGTGTAATCGACAGTCCCTGCCGATATATTGCTTAATCCTTCTGAAAGGATATTCATTGCAGCGTTTATATCTCTGTCAAGTACTTTTACTATCAGAAAATACATCGAGAGCCAAGGTTGAGCAATTCAT